CTTGGGATCGACAGCAACTCCAATTATTTTGCAGTTGCCATTGATGGAAACTAACGGCCATGCCGGATTCAACCCTTTCAGATACTTCTGCGCACCGTCAATGACTAGTCTTTTAAAAGTTGCTTCGTTCGAGTCTGACAATTTAGCCACAACTAGCTTGCCGTTAGTTGCTTCTTTGCCCGTATCGAATAAAACAAACGTTCCCTCTGGGATGCTTAGTCCTGCAGGGGCTGTCATTGAATCACCTTCAACCAACAACCAGAAACCATCACCTTGAATGTGTGCATCTGACTCCAGCCATAGCTCAATATCTTTCAGCGAATAAGCCTCTACTGCTTCGTTCCAGGAACCCGCCTGGACTTTACTGAGTACTGGGTACATTGTCCCTCTGGTATATGGCCTAAAGCCTGAGACATTGCTTTCCCCACCAGTAATTACACCCAGCTGAAGCCAAACAGGGTCTACCTTAAGGAATTTTGCCAGATCAGCCATGGCGGCAGGACGCGGTAATGATTCCGCATTAAGCCATTTACTCACGCCTTTTGAAGAAACGCCAAGAGCACGGGATAAAGCCATCCCGCGCCCCTGTTCAGCCAGCCCAGCATCTTTACAGGCTTGCGCAAGCCGCTGAGCAAATTCTTCACGCAATTTTTCAGTCTGAACCATGAGTACGATAGTAAACCACTTGCAAAAACTTTCAGTTCAATCATAATCTGTACTGAAAGTACGAAATAAGGAACTCCCATGGAAATATTGGAAGTAGCGATTAAAGACGTAGGGATTCCCGAAGTAGCTAAGGCTTGTGGAGTAAGCGAAAGAGCTGTTTATAAATGGCTCAAGAACGGCTTCCTCCCGAAGACTGAATTTTTCGGAAAAACTACTTACGCAAACACTATCGAGACTATCTCAAGCGGGAAATACCATGCTTCTGAGTTGCTTGATTTAAGTAAAAAAAACCTGCTCGCCGCCTAATCTATACCGCTCTTTTCACAACGGACGTCCTGTCCTACGTCGCTGCAAAGCGAATTCAAATATAAACATCAAATCACAAGTGGTCATCCCTCGGACTGATCACGCCAATCAACTAACCGATAAAGGAATTATCTCTCATGGATGTATCAACAGCCCGCAACAAGGCTCGAGCTATCGAAAGCCAGTTGCTGAACAAAATAGCAGTACGTGGTGTGACTGAGGTCGCCGCCGTCATCGGGGTAGATAAGTCTCAGGTATCACGCTGGAAGGAAAGCTTCATACCGAAGATGAGCATGATACTGGCTGTGCTGGAGTGGGGAGTTGTTGACGATGACCTTGCCAGGCTGGCTAAGCAAGTTGCGTTGCTACTTAAAAAACAAAAAGCCCCGGCCACAAACGAGGCTTCAGAGCAGATAACTATCAACTTTTAGCGGGTAAATGGTTAAAGAGTTTATTACGCTGAACGTTTTGTTTTTGGCACCTCGATTGGGCCGCCCAGTGATTTTTCGACATGACGGATGGCGTTCAGAAGTGTTTCCGTTGCCATTGCTTCAAGGTGTATCGAAACATCCATCGACATCCCAACAACTCCAGACATTGGATATGGAAAATCCAAAATCAATCGCCCTGTGCTGGGCTCATAAGACGCGCTTTTGAGAGAATCAATGGAAATAATCGGTAACGCAGTTTCTTCATCATCGCTCATGAAATCACCTCGTTTCTGCATGGACTTTCAGAATACGCCGAATCACAAAATCATCAAATGAAAACGCCCCAACAGCGCGAACTGTCAGGGCGTCAATGTAATCAGTGCAGGCCAATTACGGAGTTAATTATGACGCAATTATCAATATCAGTAAACAGCAGTGACTTAATTGAAACCGACGAGCTTTTGCTCATCATCAATCAGGCAAGAATTGAACATGGCGAAAAGCCTGTTCGTAATAACGATTTCATCCCGAGAGTGAAAGACGAGCTTGAAGGTGAGTACTACGAAACTTTCGTAGTGCAAAATCCGAACGGAACTCAGTCTGAACAACTTCGTATATCTAACGATCAGGCTGTGTTAGTCGGAATGCGAGAATCAAAAGCAGTGCGCAGAAGCGTTCTGGCAAAACTCAAGCTTAAGGGTGGCATGGCGTTACCTCAAACCTTGCCTGAGGCTCTTCGTTTTGCAGCAGTACTCGCTGAAGAGAAACAGCAGCTGGAAAACCAACTGGCTATTGCGGCGCCAAAAGTTAATTTCGTTGACAACTACGTCAATGCTACCGGCTCCCTTGGCTTCCGTGAGACTTGCAAGCTTCTTCATATCAAAGAGCCAGCATTTCGAAAATTCCTTCTCGACAGTGAGATTATGTATCTGCTTGCTGGCAAGTTAACGCCGTATGCTCAGCACATCGATGCAGGCCGTTTCACTGTCAAAACTGGCGAGAACCAGACTAACGGTCACGCCTTCACACAGAATAAATTCACGCCGAAAGGGATTCAGTGGATTGCTGGCCTTTGGGCTGCAAGTCAGGTTCAGGAGAGGGCCGCATGAACACAGCAGAAGTACTTCAATTCCCCTCTGGAAGCGGAGGGCAGGAGCGTCGTGTGGCAGATACCGATGATGGGTATACCCGCGTGGCTAATGAGTTGCTAGAAGCTGTCATGAGTGAAGATTTGACGGCTAGGCAGCTTAAAGTTTTCCTCGCGGTTATGCGTAAAACTTACGGGTTCGGCAAGAAGACTGACCGGATCACGAACACTCAGATAGCAGGGATGACAGGCATTCACCATACGCATGTTTGCACCGCTAAAAATGAAATGATTGCCATGAATATCATCGTAACTTCAGGCAACCAAATCGGAATAAACAAGGTCGTTTCTGACTGGAATAAGGACATTAGCCAAGTTAGCGAAACATTAGCCAACTTAGCTAATAAAAGGTTAGCTGAAGTAGCTAATGGGTATTCGCCAACTCAGCTAAACACAAAAGAAACTATACAAAAGAAAGAAAGAAAAGAAATACACACCCCTCTGACGAGTGGTGCTGAAAGTGTGAAAACTCCATCAAAGCGCAGAACCAGATCACAACCCATTCCCTACCAAGCCGTCATGGATGCATACAACTCAGCTCTGGCAGAAAGATTGCCATTTGCTGAAGCGTTAAACGACGAAAGGAAGCGCGGCATTCAGCGCATCTGGAAGCAAATGAAGCATCAGACGGTCGAAGCCTGTTCTGCATATTTCAACCGTTTCGCTGAGACAGCAAAGCCGTTTTATTTCGGTGATAGCGAATCAGGCTGGAAGGCCGATTTCGATTACCTGCTGAGAAGCAAGACACTTACCAAGACACGAGAAGGGAGCTTATGAACGCACAGGATTTAGAAGGGCAGGTGATCGGCGGGTTGATTAACGGTGGCGCAAGCCCAGATGCTTACGAGGTTTTATCTTTCCTTCCTGAAGAAGCTTTTAGCATTGGCGCGTACCGTGAGGCCTACGGTGAAATCAAACGCCAGGCGCTGAGCAAATCCATCATCGACCTGATTATGATCAGTGAGGCTCTTGGCGGTGATAGCCTTGCGAACCTTGCAGAGGCGGGGAAAAACAACTGGAGCAGCGCCAATCTAAAGGGTTATGCAAATCTTGTACGCAAAGCCTGGCACAAGCGCAAGGTGATTGAAATTGTCGGTGAAGCCCACCGCGATATAGAGCAATCACGCAATCCTGAGCAATCCGACCAAATTGTTGCGTCACTCGTTGCGAAGCTGAGTGAGATAACAGCGGACCAGAGCACAGTTGTTCCCGTGCACATGAAAGACCTTCTCGATAATTATCTAGGTGACCTTGAAGCGCGGCAAAGTGGCAAAGAGCAGGCCCAAACAATTAAGTTCGGCATGGGAAACTTTGATCAGAAAATTGGCGGACTAAATCCGACAGATTTGATGATTCTGGCGGCTAGGCCCTCGATGGGTAAAACCGAATACGCATTAAGCATGTTGCGTGGGGTCACTGAGACAGGCGGCGGCGCATTGATGTTCAGCATGGAAATGACATCTGGTCAAATCACCGAGCGCACCATAGCCGGTTCTGGGGGGATGTCCGTTCGTAAACTTAAAAACCCTGATGAGTTGCGCGATGAGGACTGGGCCAGAATATCCAACGGCGTGGCAGAAATGACCGGCAAAGATATCTGGATGGTTGATGCTACTGACCTGACCATTGAGCAGATCCGCGCCATTGCTGAAACCCATAAGCGTCGCCACCCACATTTGAAGGCAATTTTCGTTGACTACCTTGGCCTGATTAAAAAACCCAAAGCTGAACGTAACGACCTCGCAATCGGGCACATTTCAAGAAATCTGAAGTTTATGGCTATGCAGCTAAAAACGCCTGTGATAGCCCTGAGTCAACTTTCAAGAAAGGTTGAGGAAAGGCCGAACAAAAGGCCGATAAACTCCGACCTGCGCGACTCAGGCGACGTAGAGCAGGATGCTGACATCATTGCAATGCTTTACCGCGATGAGTACTACAACGAGACCAGTCCCGCCAAAGGAATTGCCGAAGTCATCATTGGCAAAAACCGAAATGGTGAGACAGGGACAATCTACCAGTCTTTTCGCAACGGTCATTTCAATGAAATTGACCAGGCAGAAGCCGCTAACGCAGCCGCGGAACGCGCACCAGCCAAAGGCCGCTATTCAAAAGCGGAATTCTGAGGATACACCCCATGAGTGAAAGTAAACGATACGGCATGCGTTCGCTGGGCGATGTCGTGCTTGATTGGATGGAAGAAGTGGAAGATGAGAGCAGGAAGAAAGGCGAATCACTACCCGAGACAACCCAAAAAGGCTTTGCTGACCTGCGTGGAAAAATTAACAAACCACCGGAGGCAGCATGAACCCACTCGATAGCTTTACTGTAGAGCGCCTTGAGGAAATTATTAATTTCACTCATGAAATCGGAATTCATCATGCTTCACGAACAGAATGGGAAGCACTAGCCAAGATAGCGCTGGCAGCTAAACTGGCTAAGCCGGATTTCCACATCGTGAGACTAAAGCTGAATGATGCTTGGGGTAGTGAAACGATACTCAACGCATATGAAAACCAACTTGATGCCAGTAAGTGTAAAGACGACCAAGGTGGCGAGATTATTCCTGTTTACACCACCGCACAGCAAGCCCCACAACTACCTGATGGCTGGGTAATGGTACCGAAAGAGCCGACAATAGAAATGAGAGCGGCGTTCCACAAATCTTATGAGGAGTTTGAGAACTGTATCGGGGAATGCCCTGAAAGCCAATGGGCTGCCATGATAGACGCCGCACCTAAACCGGAGTAACCAATGGACAAACAGGTTTATTACCTACGAAACTCCCAGATACTCCAAAGCCTACTAGACCAAATCAGACAACTCCCGCTAGACCCCTCCAAGCCATTTGAAATCGAAGTATCCCCACCAAAACGCTCCCTTTCACAGAACCGGAAAATGTGGCCACTGCTGCATGACCTGTCCTTGCAAGTCGTTTGGTACGGGGAGAAGTACGACGAGGACGACTGGAAAGACATGATTACCGCATTGGTAGCAAAAACCAAAAAGCAGGAACAGAGAACTGCACCTGGTATTGGCGGCGGCGTAGTCATGTTTGGAGAGCGTACCAGCAAGATGCGGGTAGGTCAGATGGTCGATGTCATTGAGGCAATCTACTGGTTTGGCACTGAGCAGGGCGTGAAGTTTAGCGAAGAATCCCGCCTGCGCATCGACTGGGCGCAGAGGTGGGGAGAACAGAACAAGAGGGCAGCAGCATGACAGCATACGTAACAGGTAAAAAGCTTGATGAACGCAAAGGCCAAATATTGAAATTTCTGGCAATAAATCCAGGCTCTAAGAAAATTGATATCGCAGAGCACCTAGGCCTGACATATAGGACAACCACCAAACTTATAGGCGTTATGAAAGCTGCAGGCGAGGTCTTCTATACCGGCTCAAATCACGGCATCCAGTACTGGGTTGAGCCACAGGGGGCGGGGAACTATGTCGGCACCAAGCGAGATTACGTGGTGACTGGGGATAGCATAGATGG